TACAGGCAACACATGTCCTTGTCGTATTGACTAATCATCATTAGCCTCCCTCTCAAGGATGTAGACGTTCGTCGCTGCGACGGCGTTATCACGCAATTCCGTTGATGGCATGGTATCCACCCGCAGAATCTGCCAACCCTCGTTCAGCAACTCTTCAAACACACCCATATTCATCAAGGTGCGCTCATCGCCGTAATCACTCCAAAAAAGTGGACAAACCTTGTACCGTTTATTCATTTCGCGTCCTCGATTGGATTGCAGTCATGTGGGGCCAGGCTTATGTCGCTGACCGTGCAGGCGTATGATTGATTTCCGTCGCGCATGATGATGGTTCTGGCGGTTGTCACTTCTTCCCATGTGCAAACGCAGAAGACAATGAATATTGCGGCCGCAGCCACCGCCATCAGTCCGATCAGCAGGTTTTCGGCGATGTCCGACCAATCCGGTTTCCATTTCATTTTTTCGCATCCTCGCTTTGATTCGGCACCTCACTGGGCATATTGCCGGAATAGCCAAGCATGGACCGGCAGTGGTCGATGATATGGTCAAGCAGTCGAGCTTGCATTATGACGCCATACACGAAAGCCTCACTGCCATCAAGCAGGTCGTTGGAATATTTGATTATCGGATTGTCAGACCGGATGACCGACTCCAAATCGGCATAGGCTTCTTCCGCATCCTCTCCCGGCGCTGGTTCAATGTCGGCAAGGATTTTCCTCCGCTGGTTCTCGCACCAGTCGATGATCTCGTTCAACGTCTTGTCTTTTTCACTCACGTTCGTAGCCATTGTTATTCCTTACTGCTCTTATCGTTCCTGTGGTTATCGTCATGGTCGAAGATGCATACGAATACGCCTAACAGCATGAGCACGCAGAGTATCGCTATCACACCCAATGTGATGACGATGAAAACGCTTGAAATGTTCCAGCAAACATCAGCCAGACTCATGATTTCCTCTCCTTGCGGAATTGTCTGATAGCATTTTCCGCGTCGTAATAGCGGGCGACAATGCGTACCCACGAATCGAACGCAGCTTCGGCAGTCTGACACACCTCGCCTTGAAGGCACCTAAGGTCGCACTCATACCGGTAGACAGTATGACGTGGATTGTGATACGTGCATTTGCCGGTGACAATTATCGGCGCGTGACCACAGTATGGGCATCTGAGGTAACTTTTCGGCTCCTCCTGCTTTTTCTTCTTCCGTCCGAACATCACTCACCCTTTCAACGGATATGGCGCAGTGGTTGGTGTAAGCGGGAACGCACGAGGATACAGGCATTCAAGCACCGTCCTCCACTTCGCGTAATCGTCCTGATCGTTCCAATAGCGTGGGATTAGGTCGCCATTGATGAACAGGGCGCTCCATGCTCCGTTCTTGTTCTTGCGAAGAAATGCGCCAGTCCGTGTCCGGTAGAAGCCCGGCTCTTCCGGCTCGTCGCGTGACGGTCTCTCCGGCAGAAGCATTTCAAGCTGTCTAAGGAGTGCCTGCGCATCATCGACGGTGAGTATCAGGCGGTTATCCTTATATGAGATTGCCACAGCATTTTTGTCTTTATCCCACCAATAAGCAGTCATTCGCTTCCTCACTATTCCTCCTTCACGTTGAAGATGCGTTTGAACTCGCGTAGCGAACTCTCATAGGCGTCGGCCTTGCCGTCGATGTAACCGTTTTTGCCTTTGGCTCGAAGCTCATGCGAGTCGTCATATCGGCTTTCAATCCACTTCGCATACTCGCTGATGCGATCATCAAGGTCAGTCATTGTTGTCCCACATTCCTTCTTCGTTGGTCGCATAGTTCTTGCATTGGAATATCCGCGCCAATTTCTGAGCATCCCTGAGAACCTTCCACAACGCATATCCCCTTGATACTCTCTTGCTTATCGGATAGTCGCGTGTGGCACGGAAAAGCCAAGTGTTCTCAATCACGTCCCAATGCCATAAGACCAATTCATATCCATTGAATGTCTCATCCGGCATGGTGTAGATATGACGGATGCTGACCGCGTATTGGTTATTCATCGCTTCACCTCGTTGAGTATGAGTATCGAATCGTATGCTCTGCATAGTTGGTTCTCACCACCGTTGAGACTGATGATGACCGGCTGGAACACTCCCCCGAAAAACAGTTGCACCATGCTGCCGCTGCCGTTACTGAACTTCGTGGTCATCGATTGGAGGAAACCGTCGATAGTGGTTCCCTCAACGGTGGTGGCTATCGCACGCTTGCCAGCGAGGAATGACGATGGCAGGTGCTGCCAGTCGGTGATATGGTCATGCACATTCATGGTCGAACACCCCGTTTTCCAATCGTGCAAGCAGGTCTTTGCCGAAGTTGATTCCCGTCCCGCAGACGGCATTCTCGATGTCTTTCGTATGCTTGTCGGAAGATGGGTTGTCCCGCACTGTCTCACACTCATGAATGAGCGTGTGCAAAAAGTTGGTAAGGTTGGTCAACCGACGCTCCGCACGAGATGTATCGTTAAGATTCACTGGTATCAGCGGGAAAGCGTCAGCATCGAACGTGCGTTTGACCACGCTCCAGTCCATCGTTTCCAAATCCCCGTCAACGAACAATTGCGCATCACAGTCGATATTGTGAATGTGCCAAGCGTCACCGTCATAGCTCAACAGGTCTTCACCATCCCGAGTCGCATACCAGCCCGGTTCGGTGGGCATATCATCAGACGGGTGCGACGGGTGCGCCTGATCGTACATGGTTTTCACTTGCTTGTAGATGTCATCCAGTTCCCTTCCGTCGAACTCCACGGTCAGGCAAGTGCCAGCCTTGTCAGTGAATAGATAAGGCATTGTTTTGAAATCAATGCTTCTCAACATTTCACTCTCCTTCTTCGTTGAACGATGCCTGTAGAGTGTCCGCGAACACCTGCAATGCGTCTTTGACCTTCTCGTTGAAACCGTCCGGCACGTCCGCCGTGACATGTCCCTGCTGCATGTTGTCGAGCTTGTTGTCCGTCTTCGTGTACATCGGCACATCCACTTCGACGGATGCAAGCTCGATCTGCGGATAGTCGAACGCGCGCACACGGAACGTGACCTTGCTCGTGCCGACTTTCACTTTGTCGCTCATTGGTGTCTCCTTGGGAGGATCGTTCTGATGGTTCTTGCCGGACTCTCATAAGCAGTAAGCACCTCATACGGCCTGTGGTGGAAGTCGGCTTTGGAATGTGCCGCGCCCACAGCTTCATCCAGTGAGTCGTACACGCGGCATGTGTGAACTCCCGTATCACCTTGCGGCCAGATGATATAGCCGGTCTTGCCTGTGAAAACATTCATTTGACCGTCTCCACCGTGTTGCAGCCGATGTATTCGCCGTTATGCTTCAAGCACGCCCATGTCACGTCACCGGTCTTGACGGTTTCCATCTGGAAGCCCGCGCCGGTTTTCCCGCTGGAACCGGCTGGCGATACGGTGGACGCGATGAAGATAATCGTCATGCAGATGATCGCGACGATGATTACCCGGTCCCGGTTCATCACTCACCATCCTTTTCGATTTCATTGATCTTGTCGGCCAGCACTTTGACCGCCTTCTTGTAACATCCCCACTTGATTTCATTCCAGAATGGTTCGAGATCGGCCCAGTTCTCGGCTTCTAGAATGCCGAGAAGCCTGATGGGTCTGGCTGTGATAATGTCGTTGTCCGGCCCGAGGTACATGGCAAGGAACGGCACGTTGTTATCGATTGCGTGCTTCGCATACCAGAGTGCTTTCTTGAGGTCTTCGACACCGTTCTTGTCGCGCCACCGGTAGCAGTATTTAACTACGTTGCCCCAGTCGAAGCTGAGCAAACTGGATAGTTCGATGCATTCGAACGGGCCATCCTTGTAATGCGATGGATTGATATTGTCAGTCATTTAACGCCATCCTTGCCTTCTCGAACGCCTGATGCACGATTTCCATGTGCAGTCGTTCGCCTTCCTTGGTCGTCTCGAATCGGTCATTCACTTGACGGATGAACTTATTACGAAGCAGTGCCCTGCTTGTCTGGTTATCGACGGCCTGGTATTGGCCTTGCATGTTGCTCACGTCAGTGAGCATTTCCTGCTGTTTCGGACTGAGTGTCCACATCATCGGCTCCTTTCGCAGATGATTTCCAATGTGGGGTGGTATTCGTATGTGAGTGGATGCGAGTAGTAGTCGTCCCAATACTTGTTGAAGTTCCTGTTGATGCCACGTTCCGCGATGTTCGGCCTTCGTGTTGGCTCTTCCTTGTCTAATCGTTTGATCGCGTCGGCGGTCTCGATGCCTTGCTTGGTCGGCTTGTAGGTGCCGTCCGCGAGGGGGATGATGAGACGCCTGTCGATGAGGGAACCCAACGTGGCCCACGGTTTCGCATAGGCCGCGGATGATGGCATTCGATGCGTTTCGACGATGTGGACAAGCATTGACGCTTGGGTGTCTCGCAATCGTTGTCCGTGTATGTTGTAGACGTTTCGTTTCATGACTGGTGCCCGTCGTTCATCGTCCGGTCGAGCCGAATCCGTTTCCTCCGCGTTCCGTCGTGTCGGTGAACTCGACGACCTTGCGGATTCTGGGGGTTTCCACCGGCGTGATGACGAGTTGCGCGATACGGTCGCCGCAACGGAAGTTGATGCGGCTGGTGGATGTGTTATGCAGGATGACTTTGATCTCGCCACGGTATCCGGCGTCGATGATGCCGCCGAGGATGTCGATGCCGTAATTCCTGGCAAGGCCGGAACGTGGGCAGACTCGTGCCATGTAGCCTTCGGGCAGGTTAATCGCGATGCCGGTTCCCACCGCGATGCGTCCTAGTCCGTCGATGTGGAAGTCTTCGATGCAGTGTAGGTCGAGTCCGGCGTCCGAATCGTGCGCCCTTGTGACTGTGGCGTTTGGGGTGAGCGGTTGGATTTCAAGGGTTTCTAGGGTCATTTCACTGTCCTTGCTGGTTGCTGATGGTTTCGTATTCGGAGATGTCGCGGTTTAGGCAGTCGGTTGTGCGATGCGTGGTTTCGTGTCCGCAATCGTATGGGTCGCCGCCTTGAGCCAGTTCCAAGAGTCGGAAACTGGTAAGGTCGAGCCGCCTGTGGCTGAGCTTGTGGAGGATGCCGCTCGTGTTGGGCATGTTCACGTCGAGCCATCGGATATCGAAGTGGACGTTGGTTCCGGCCGGATGCATGAGACCGGGGTCGAGGCCCGTGTCGATGAGCCAGACGGCCATCTGCTTGTCCACGTTTTTGAGCGTGTCTTTCGCGTTCATGCATTCGCTGATGAGTCCGTTTCTGGAATGCATGTCGATGGTCGTGCTGTTGAACGCGCGGATTGGCGTATTGTCATCGAAACGGATGACCCTATGGAATATCAGGTGGTCGTCGGCGAATGGCACCTGAAGGCCCTTCATGTCGGTGATTCTGGCTTCGACTTCCAGTAGATTGTCGGACATTGGGTCGAGTCCGCTGGTTTCGACGTCGAACCAGATGAGATAATTGTCGTCCATTGTTGGCTCCTTGGATTCACGTAATCGTTGGATATAGGTTTCCAGTCCGGTCAGGTCCACATGCGTTGGCGGATTGGGTTCGAGTTCCTTGAGGATTTCAGCTTCCTTGTCCCTTCGCCGCGTGTAATGCCGGTAGGCGGCTTTGCTTTCGTGGATGCCGTACTTGTTGGTTTCCTTCCATTTGCTCATGGTGTTTTGAACAGGTCTCCCAGATCGTCGTCCACGGTTGGCTGGCGTGCGATGGGTTTGGATGCGATTTGCGGACGGTCGGCCTGTTCGAGGGCTTTGCTGACGGCTTCGCCCAACTCTTGGGCTTCCCGCGCGGTGCCGAAGACGACGCGACGTTTGAACTCCCAATAGTCGTCCGCCGTGACGTGATGCTTGGCGGCGAGCTGTTGGATGGTGTTCTCGTCGGGAATCCGGCTTGCGCGGATTTTCTTGCAGAGGATGTTGATGTCGGCGGCACGCATCCACTTGTCCGATTTGGTCGCATAGAATCTCACGACCGCCGTCCGCATGTCTTGGATGTTGTTGCGCTTGTCGAGTTCGCGGTAGAACTCGTCCAATTGCAGGTCGTCCCATTTGGCGTTGCCGTGATGCGCGTTGATCGTGGTCAGCAGCATCGCGGCCTCTCCTTTGGTTATCATCCTGTTCCTCCCATCGCCCGTTGGCGTTCCTCGTCGCTCATGTACTGCCATGCCCTGTTGAGGTTCGCCATGCGGTTCGATTCGTTGCGGCTCATCATGGTCGGATTGGTGCGGAGGGTGAGGGATGGTCGGATGTCGTATTCGTTTTCCCACCCCGCCGCGTTGAGCCATGTGGCCGCGTATTTGACGTATTTGGGTTCGGTTCCTTCGATCTCGACCTGTCTGGCATAGGCTCGGGCGCTGTTGATGATGGTGTCCGCGCCCGTGTCTTGGATGGCGTTCTTCCATGCTTTCCAGGCTGGACGCTTGTCAACGTGTCGTGGATACGCTTTCCAGAAGGTTTCGAAATCGGCGGAATACTTGTCGTCGGATGCCTGCCGTGCGCGGCTTCGGCGTTTGCTTGCCGTGTTGCGGGCCGTCCGGTCGGCGAGTTCTTTTCTGGTGTGGTTCCCGTTCGACTGGTATTCGTTGATGCGCACGCCGGTGATGGTCTGTTGGAACAGGCCGATGTCGATGAGGGTTTCGATCTCCTGTTCGGATGCGCCAAGCGTGTACGTCAGCTGGTCGGTGTCGATGTCTCCATCCGTGAGGTTGCAGCTGCACCAGCTCAATGCCATGACGTAGATGAGCGCGGCCCTTGGCATTTCGTCGCGGAGCCTGCATATCCTCGCGTCGGCCCAGAATCCGTTGTCGAGTCGGGTGTAGCCGTCCCTCACTTCAGATTCTCCCGTCATGTCATGAGTCCTATCCCGATGTCGATGAGGATGGTTATCGCACCGCCCTCCACTAGGATCATGCCCAATATCCACAGCCAGTCGCCTGACGGCCTGTTACTGTCGATGAGGTCAACGGAGCCGAGCATGATGACGAATCCGATGACGCTGACGACGATGGCGCATATGGCGACTATCGCGATCATGATTATCCTTCCGGTCCGAGTGGCAGTCCGTCGTTGAGGATGAGTGCGAGACTTTTCAATGTGACGCACACGAGTTGTTTGCGTCTGCCTAGGAACTCAGTCCTGATTCGTGGGGTGAAGTACCTGTCGTTGTCTGCCAACGCGCACATGGTGTTGTATGTGTCCCAATCCGTGTAGGCGAGCTGCCTTCCGATTCGTTCGAGCGTGGATAGGCCGACGCGTGACTTCTTCTGCACGACCCACGGGTATGGGCTGTCAAGGTTTCCGGCTTCCTCGACCGCCTCGTTGTAATGTTTCGTGGCGTTGAGGAGTTTGGTGTTCTTGACTTCGACGCATACGGGTTGACCATGGAAGAAGATGTTGGCGATGTCGCCTAGGTCGTTGCTGCCGTGGAGACGGCGGCGGATGATGCGCTGGTCGTCCAACGCCCATTGCAGGTAGTGTTCCACCGCCGTTTCCATTGCCGTTCCGGCTTTTTTGGCCGACTGTCGATTGCGTGACATCAGAACGCCGGTTCTCCTGCGGGCTGTCCGAATCCGTCGAATCCGCTACTGCCCCACGGGTCGGAGCCTGCCTGCGGTGCCATGGCGGGTGTCGTGGACGCCTGTCGTGGTCCGGCCTGCTGGTTGGCGTTGACGAGTTGCGCGGTACCCCACTTCAGGCTTGGTCCAGCCTCGCGGACGTTCACCTTCTGCGTGTAGTGGGTGACGCCGGACGAATCCTCGAAACGATCATCGGACTCGTTGCCGATGACGATGTACTCGTCGCCTTCCTTGATGCTGTTCTGGATGTGCGTGGCGAGATCGTTCCATGCTTCGCAGGTGCGTGAGCAGGATGCTCCGTAACCCCATGAGCCGTCCGGGTTCTTGACCCTGTTGGAGCAGAGGATGCGGAACTGGATGTAGTTCTTGCCGTTCTTCGTGGTTCCGGCGTTGAACAGGTTGCCGTCCTTTTTGATTTTGACGATTCGTCCCACGAGGGTGATGGTCGGTGTGGTCATTTGATGTTCTCCTTGTTGTGTCGTGGATGGGATTTGAGTCCGACCCATCCCTGCTGGTCTTTGGGTTTCATGTTTCTGAGACCGTCAGCCGTCTTGTGGCGGTTGGCCGCTTCGACGTTGCACATGAGCATGTGGCTTCGCGCGTGCGGACAGGATGATTCGCCGCACCGCTGGCAGTACGGGATGAGTCCCGTATGGACAGGGTTCGCGTGCACGCAGTACGCGCACGTGCAGCCAGCCCTTCGTGATATGCTCATCGGCCCGCCTCGCAGATCGGGACACTTTTCAGCCTTGGCTTGCGCAGTCCGAGTTTCGCCTTCGAGAGGGGCGCGTACTCGCGCATGTTGCGTTCGGTTACGCGCAAATGGCTGGCGACCGGAACGTATTCGAGGTCGTCACACGGGGAGCACTTGTCCGCGTCAGCGAAGTATCCGTCGTCCAATCTCGCGCCCATGTATGCGACGAGCGTCCAGAAGCCGTCACGGTCGAGCAGGAACAGTCTGGTCCTGTCCTTGCTGAGGTAATACCCTTCCTCGGTGGGGAGCTTCGCGAGGTTGACCTTCTCGAACGGGAAGCGTTTCGCCTTGTGCGAGCTGATGGCGAACCCTGTCTCGTCCTGTGGTGTGGCGGATGGTGGCACGTTGCCGTACCGGTTCAGAATCGGGGTCCACATGTTGCCGGAATGCAGCCACACGCTGCCGGTCGCGGCCTTGTAGATGCCGAGGCCCTTCGGGAGCTTCGCCTTCCACTCGTCCGTCTGCCGGTCGCTTGTGGACTCGTCCGCGTCGGCGGCGGGCGTCTCCTGTTTGACGAGTCTGTCCATCAGCTCGTCGGCGTTGATTTCGACGCCGCTCGTGGACTGGCCCTCGATGCCGATGATGTAGTTGTCATCGATGCTGCCGTCACGCCTGAAGACGATGGCGGGCAGATCATAGTTGAAACCAGGCTCGCGGACGGCGATGTAGAAGTATTCGAGTCCTGACGTCGTGATGGCCGCGATCATCATCAGACACGTATCTATGTCGGCGGTTTTCAAGACATCGGAAAGAGTCATATGCCTTAACGGACCGGTGTGCGTGCTGCCGTCCTCGAAATCCTTGGCGGTAACGGCCAGTCCCCGCTTTTCGATTTCCAACGCGTCCTCGTAGGTGAGGTGTTTCGGGTCGTATTTCATTGTGCTGCTCCTTGCTGTTGCATGTGCTTGTGGTATTCGTTGATGAATGTTTGTGCTTGCACTGCCGTGAGGCTCACGCTTGTGACCGTCTGGTCGTGGAGGATTTTCCGAATGAACGCGTCGGTCTCCTCTGGTTTGATCTGGCAGGCGCGGAGGATGTCGGTGACTGTCTTCAACTGGTCGGGACTGGCCGGACCGTTGGATGGGGCTTGAGACGCGGCCTGCTCCGGCTGGCCTTGACGGACCTGCGGAGCGTATTGGCGTGGCTTCTGTCGTGGCTGTTCGTCCACGACCTCGGCTTCGACTATCTCATCTTCGGACTTGTTGTTGGCCTGCTGCATCTCATCGGTCGAATACAGGCCGCTCAAATCCTGTGGGAACGCCTTGCGTAAGGCCAACGCTTCAGCGCATTTCGCGATCATCGTGGCCGGTTTCGAAGCCCACATGCTGTTCGGGACCTGACGTTGCGTGGTCTTGTCGAAGCGGGTGCCGACGTATTCCCTGTAGAGGGCCACGCCGGTGAACTCGCCTTCTCCTCGACGGACGGTGACTTTCGCCGCGACCGGAGGGGTCGGCGCAATCCACACGTCATGCCAGACGCCATCCTCTCCGCACCAGAGTGTTTCCGGCTCGCTGAACAGCTCGTGGTTACGGTCCGCCGCGCGACGTGCGATGGTACGGAAACCATCGATGCCGACTTGGATGGTCTGCTTGACTATCCACTGACCATCCTGCTTCTGACGGCGGCCGATCATGTATATCTGATGGTTGAATGGGTCAAGGCCGGTACGCTGGCATTGGTGGAGGAACACGGCGAGGTCGGCTGGCTGAGCGCCTTGAACCCCAAGATGGTTCAACGCGGTCAACTGTTGTTTAGTCCAATTGGACTGCTCTTCGGTGATGGTAAGGCTTTTGCACATGGTTACTCTTCCTTGGTCGCAGTGAGCATTCTGAACATCTTCGGCGCGATTTCGCTGGTGAACGCCTTATCCACGAATCCCCTCGCGGCACGGAACGTGACTGTCTGGGCGCGTCCCGGCTTGAACTCGACGCCGGGTGGGAGTTCGCCGTCATGGTCCGCGATCATGTTCTTCAGATAGGCTTCCGACTTCGCTTCGGGGCGTGGCATCCATACGGCCTCCGCAGCATCGTTACCACCGGGGATGAGGAAACGGCTGTCATGCAGCATGGCACCATACGCACGCTCGTCAACGACCACGTAATGGCCTTCGGTGCCTTTGCTGAGACTGATTTCACCCGCATCCAGTCCGGCGAACACGGCGCGCTCCTCATCGCCGCCGTCATGCGAGCGCCGCCATTCTTCCTTTGCGGCTTTGAGGGCTTCGGCGCTTCGTTTGTTCAGTGCGGTGAGTCCGGCGATGGTGGAGTTGAGTTCGTCGGGGCGGAGGTCGCTGAAGTCGTATTCTGGATTGTTGGTCATTGTTGTTCCTTGGGTTGGTGTTCGATGGTGTCTACTGCGAGTTTGTAGAAGCTCACGTCGGTTTTGAGGGTTTGGTTCTCGTATCGGAGTCGTCTGTTTTCCGTGGCGAGTCTCCGGTTCTCGTTCCAGAGGGTGTGGATGGTGAGTGCGCAGTCGTCCAGGAAGTCATCAACTTGGTCGGCGTCGTATCCCATGAACGGGAACGAGAATCGGAATTGCCTGCCGCGCACGTCTTTCGGGGTGACTAGTCGTCTGGTGGTCATTGTTCGATCTCCTTTGCTTGGTCCTTGATTTCGTAGAATCGGAGTAGGAGTTCCTTTTTTGTGAAGAGTTTGTTTTGGCCGGATTGGTATCCGAGGAACCCGTACAGGTCTTCGAATGTTTTCTTTCCTACTTTTGTGAAGGCGATCGCCTCGTCTTTGGTGAGGATGCCGTCTTCGAAGATGATGGGTGCCGTCAATTTGTGTGTGCTCCTTCCTTGGATTGGTGGTTGGGGTAAGCGGGTTGCGGCATGACGCTGGACGGTTGGCTCGCAAAAGGGTGTGCGGGGCGACTGGGAAAATAAGGAAAACCAGTCTGGCCGACCATCGTTCCCGATGCGGGACGGAGAAAACCAAGTGAAAAACTTCGTCCCGATGGGTGGCGTTGACGTCATGCCGCTGGCGTCCAAGCGCGGATTCGGACCGCGAGCCGTTCGAGATCATCGTCGTATACCTTCGAGTACAGGAGAAGATGTGGTGTCTGGTTCGATTGACGATGGTCTTGTGGTACGGTTCCTGTTCCCACTGCGTGGGCTTGGACGATTGCCGTGGCGGCGCGTGTACGCAAACGCTTGTGACGGTTCGTTTGGATATGTTTCGCCACGGCATGGAACATCATGGGATGTTCCATCTTTGCCAGCCGGTGAACGTGGACATTCGATAAACGTTCAATTTTCCACTGTTTGATTGTTTATCGGAGTGGCTGGCGAAGCTTATGGTCCCCATCCGGGTTGCAGGCGGATGGGGAAGAATCATTTGCTGTCGGCGAGCGCCTTGGCGATTGTCGGCATACTTGAGGCTTCCAGTGGGATGAGTGGGAAGGCTGAATCTTGGAGGTTTTTGACCAGCTGCTCCCAGTTAAGGTATCCACTGAGCATGTTGATAGTGGAGGCCAATTCACTCCAACCGTTGATTCTGCACATGATGGAAGGCGTGTTTACCACGTATGACCATGTGCCGTCCGCGTCATGGAGAACCAGGTATGGTTCGCCGTCGCGTGGGATGAAGAGGCCATGCGATTGCGGTTCAGGTGGCAGTGGCTTCTCCTCCGGTTCCACGTCGTCGGAGTCGAGGCTGATGCCTATGGCTTTGATGCGGTCGAAGAGGACGTGCAAGTAGTCTTGCATGATGTAGAGTTGGGCGACGATCATGCCGCCAAGGCATTTCGGTTTGAACTCAAGCTCTCCCCTCTTGTATCTGGTGACGGCATCATCGAGTTTGCTGATGCGTTCTTTGAGTTCGTGGTATTCTTCGACCATGCGGGTCTTGTAATCGTCTTTCATTACTGTCTCCTATCGTGATTGACCGTGAACGTCGGAAGCCCATTGGATGAACGCAGCCAGTTTCGATTCGGGAATCTCATACAATGTGCTCGTCTTTTTTCCGTCCTTTTCGACGATGGATGCGCCTTTCCGCTCGTTGATGCGGAACACGCAGTGTCCGCCAGTGTCAAGAACGAATTCCTGTGGTGGTGCGGGAGGATTCAACAACGTCATGCCGCCACCTCCGCGTCAAGCGCCTTGTCCAGGGCGATCTCGCCAAGACGCTTGTGCAGCAGTGCCAACCCCTTGCGGGTTATGCGCACGGTGGGAGGGAAGGCGAACTCCGTGCCATCATCCTTGACTCCATGCTTTTGGGACATGACCATCACGAGATGACCGGCAGTGCAATGCTCTGCGGTTGCCCGCCAAGAGCCACCGGATTTGAAAATCCAGTTATGGTCGGCCATCCATTCGCGCAACTGTTTTTCCTTGATGGGGGTTCCGGCGTTCGACAGAACCTTTGCCGCGTCGCGAATAAGCAGCCTGTCTTCCACGTTCGTGAAATCATCAAGCGCTTGAGCCTTCGGCTCCAGCTCCTTGATGTGCTCGGACTGTTCGGCGATGCGTCGCTTCTGCGCCTCCATGGTGCGTTGGCCGATCATCACGGCCTTCGCGAGGATGGTCATGTCATCGTCCGCGTCCGTGGTTGGGATGTAGCCGCCAGTCCTGCGAATCTGCGGCAGCACCTCGTGAGTCACCCAACGTTTGAACTCGTGGGCCTCCGGCTTGCGGGATGCGAGGACGAGAACGTAGAGGCCAGATTCGGAGACGATTGCCCTGTTCGGGTTTCCGGGGGTTCCATCATTTAAAGTGATGGAACTTTTCTCGTCGTCATCGAGGCGGCGTGCCAGTGTTTGGCTTACATTGCTGAGCTCAAGCACGTCACATACGTCCTTGGCGACGAACCATGGTTCGCCATTCTCGTCAGTCAGTGTGCGCAATGCCGCGCCCTTGAAGTCGAATCGTTGTATTTCAGTGTTCACTTGGATTCTCCTAGTATTCGACTGCTTCGATGCGGGTGATGAAGAAGTGGATGCCTGGAGCGCATTCGTTCCACCGGTTGGTGTCGAAGTTTTCGACGTGAATGGTTTCGCCTTTTTTGTACGTGAAGTCTGCGTCGTATGAGCTGTATGCCGTGGTGTCCGGTGGGAGGCTGTTGCCTTGCTTGTCTTGCAGGTCGAGCACTCGCGCTGTGCTGGCTCGGCATTTGCGGCCAGTGGCGTTGGAGCGCAGCGCGTCGGACGGAATGAGGAGCTTCACAATGACTGGCGTTAGCGGCATTTCATTATCTGTCCATGCTTTTTTCCAGCCGATGATGTCGCCTTCGTCCGGAAGGATGCTGGTTTTGGCGATGCTGAGTTGTGCATCGTAGGCACGGTGCAGGTCGGCACCGATCAGGTCGGCATCGCGCAGGTCGGCATCGCGCAGGTCGGCACCCTTTAGGTTGGTATGGCACAGGCTGGCGTTACGCAGGTTGGCATCGCTCAGGTTGGCATCGCTCAGGTCGGCGTAACGCAGGTCGGCGTAACGCAGGTCGGCGTAACGCAGGTTGGCATCGCTCAGGTCGGCGTAACGCAGGTCGGCACCGCGCAGGCAGTCATATCCATGCTCTTTGAGGATGGCTTCGATGTTGTCGCCTTCGAGAGTGCCGTGTGGTGTGGTGATTTTCATTGGTTGTCCTTTTGCTCGTTGGCGTTGCGTGGTGTGGTTAGGCGGCAAGAGCCGAGATGACATTGTTTTCGTCGTTGGCGGCAGTGAAGATGTCAGCCAACGAATCCCATTCGAGAGGCGCAAGCAGCTTATCGAGAACCGAAACCTGCCATCCGATCTTGTTGGAAAGATAATGGCTTAGAGACGAGGTGCTGATACCCATATTCTTCGCCAGAGTCTTCTGGTCAAGTCCGAGACGAAGCATCCGAACCCTCACTGCTTTCGAGATAAGCTCATTGCTTGAAGCCATTCCGAAACCTCCATTTCAAATATTTGAAGTTCACAATCGGCGTTATTCCGTTTTTGTTTTGCTGACTTTCATATTACTTCAAATATTTGAAGCGTCAAGCTCGACACTCCGTAGTTCACTTCGAATATTTGAAGTAAGATTTTTTATATGGACATTACAATTACAAGGTCAGATAAGCAGGTTAAAGCCTATCTGGACGACCAGCTAGTAAAGAACAACATAAACCAAATCGACGTTCAGAAGGCGCTTGGAAGGTCTTCAGGATACGTGAGCGAGCGGATGTCCGGCAAGCGGTCCTGGGCCGTAAGCGAGCTGGACCGCATCGCTCCTCTGCTGAATCTTCCAAACGCGCTTTCGATACTCGCCGCCGCGTCGTCATACGACGTGCGCTAAAATCAACCCATGACACCTCCTTCGAGGATGTCCACTAGGGCTACGCCGACTCTGCCAAGACGGGGCGTAGCCCTTTTCTTTTAAAACTCATTCAAACATACGTTCGTTTTAATTTCAGATAATACACCAGAAACGTACATATGTTCGATTCAACACGCCATCATGCCCCTCCCTTTAAGTGAAATAATGAGAACCACGCGAGTTGCAAGGAGTGGGTATGTCATTGAATTTCGTCGCAGTCGATTTTGAAACCGCGAACCAACATCACGCATCTATCTGCGCAATGGGATTAGTCAAAGTGTCAGACGGTGAGATAGCCGCCAGATTCTCCACTCCAATTCGACCGCCACATGGCCTGGACTACTTCAGTGAAATCAACACTCATATCCATGGCATGACGGAAGAAGACATCAAAACCGCGCCGATTCTTCCCATGGCTTTCCTTAGCGCATACACCGAATACATGCCAGACAACGAAGTTTTTGTTGCTCACAGGGCTTCATCCGCCGATATGTCCATGCTGAGGAAAGGTCTTGGCATATACGACATTCCCATGCCGCCCAATTCTTGGCTTGACTCTTGGGAGATAGCAAAACGTTACGTTCCTGGATTAAAGAACTACAAGCTCACCACGGTCGCAAAAGAACTTGGCGTCTACGAGAAAGGACATCACGATCCGGTAGTTGATGCTGAAATGTCAGCCCGTATCGTGTTGGAGATTGCGAGATTAAACGGCATCGACAGCATATATGAATTCAATGCCACAGTCCTACATCCGTAAACCAACAAAGCCACACCCACAAGAAAAAGGATGTGAGTCCCGTGGTTGCAAGCCCGGTCAATTGTGGGGATAATCCTTGTTGAGTTATATTGCAAGAGAGCAAAGGAGAGCATCATGGGTTTTCTTATCGTCATCGCGGCTGTGTTCGTCGGTTTCGCCGTGTTCGTATTGTTGACGCAGATGGCCGTGAGGAACGGCATCCGCATGTCCGGCGTGATCGATTGGAAGACGCAGTACGAGTTGGAGCGTATGGAGGATGCGGGCGGCAAGCAGAAGCCGTTGTCCGAATTGTATGAGAGCGTGGCTGAATCCGAGGACGATACGGACGAGGTGGAGCGCAAGGTGAAGGAGCAGGCGTTGAAGTACATTAACTCGCGTAATTCAACCCATGTGGCGAACGCTTGGATTTTCCTTGGTCTCGGCATCGTCCTGTGTGTGGTGGTCGTGTTCATCGCGGTGTCGTCGGACAGCATGATGTGACCGCATACGAAAAAACGGGGACATCCCTTCTATGAGGATGTCCCCGTTTTTTATGTATCAGACGGCCACCGGTGCCTTGATCGCGGGCCATGGGTCGTAGCCGGTCAGGTGGAAGTCGTCATACGTGTACGCGTCGATGCCAGACGCCTTGTCGATGCTCATATGCGGGTACGGGCGCGGCTCGCGTTCAAGCTGCTTCACGACCTGTTCCAGGTGGTTCCTGTAGATGTGGGTGTCTCCGCCCACCCAGATGAACCGTCCTGGCCTGTAGCCGGTCTGTTGGGCGACCATCATGGTCAGGAGCGCGTATTCCGCGATGTTGAACGGCACGCCGAGGAACATGTCGCAGGAACGCTGGTACAGCTGGCAGTCGAGCCTGTCGCCGCGCACATGGAACTGGAACAGGCAGTGGCATGGCGGCAATGCCATCCGGCTTAGGGATTCGACGTTCCAGCTGTTGACGATGATGCGGCGGGAGTGCGGGTCTTCGCGGATGGTCTCGATGGCGTTGGCGATCTGGTCGATGCCGCCTAGGTCGGTCGGCCAATTGCGCCACTGGCATCCGTAGACGGGTCCCAGATCGCCGTTGGCGTCCGCCCATTCGTCCCAGATGTGCACTCCGTGCTCCTGTAGCCAACGCACGTTGGTGTCGCCTCTGAGGAACCATAGAAGCTCGTAGATGACGCCTTTGAGGAAGACCTTCTTGCTGGTGATGAGGGGGAAGCCTTTGGACAGGTCGAACTCCATGCGCGTGCCGAACAGGCTTATGGTGCCGACGCCGGTGCGGTCGTTGGATGGGATGCCGTTTTGGAGCACGTCGAGAAGGAGGTTTTCGTATTGGTATTCGCCGCTCCACTTGTGGAGGTGGTCGGCTTCGGAGAGGAACGCTTCTTGTTCTTCGGCGGATTCGGATTGCATTGGGGGCGGATTGTCCTTCGTGGTTGCGTTTGGGGAGATGGGCGGCGGGGAGATGCCGACCGGTCGCGGAGTGCCTGCTGGCGGTTTGTCAAGCCGTTTGGCTGGCTTCTGACGTGATTTTAGCACGCGGACTTTCTTTTTGATGTGTTAATTACGAGCGAAGCGAGTAATTAAAACATTTTTTCTTTCTCGCAGGTTAAGTAAACTCTTGGGTTAATTCAAGTTCTTATAGGTTTACTTAATTCTAATATTATAAGAGTAGGTTTACTTACTAGTATTACCGTGTTTTTGCCGTTTTTTTGCCTGTTTTATGTACTGAAAACGGCGTCGTTCCAACGTTTTCTCGACATTACGGGGGGTTGCGGTCATTTGCGGTCACGCTGCGGTCACGTGTGACCGCAACACGCAAATTTGAAATCGTTGGAAAATGGCGGTTTTTATGTTACGAACATGTAACGAGAGTGTTAATTCGTGTAAAGGGGGTATATTTTGCGTGTTTTCGACACCGTGTCAACGGTATTTGTGTAGAGTTCGTGAAGTCTCACATAGTGAGACAACCATACCCCCTTACTGGGTTTTGTATAGCACGAATCATGAGGGCGTTCCCATGGTCGGGTTCACGGTCGAACGTCCATGATCTACGTCCGCTGCGGTCTTTCCTGTCCGTAGCCGCCTTTCCGTTCTCTCCCACACTTCCGGGAGAGAATCGGCCTGCCCTGATGGTCGCGGGCGCGTCCATGCATGCGGTGCGGTCGGCATCGAACGGTCGGAGGACGGTACGCTTCCGACACGCGTGAAACGCCGGTGCGCGGTCCGCGTTCTCTCCTATTCCCTCCGCGTTCTCCCTCGCCCATGTGATATGCCAGCGGCCTTACGGCGAACGCCGCCGAACATCCCACAGATCGTCCACTGAACGCCTTATCGGCGTGTCGTGGTGCCTTTTTTGGTTTTTTCGTGATGGTTCCGCGAGTTTGTCTGAGAATTGGAGAGAATAACCGCCCTCAGCTCCCTTGGCGGCTCTCCCCGTTTCCGCTGGAAACCCTACTCCCATAAGGGTTTCCACCTTAGCTCCTGCGACTGGGCTTGAACCAGTGACCGTCCGATTAACAGTTAGAAAGTCTGATAGAATATCCCTTGGAACGATTGGGCAAAACGGCTTCATTTCAACGGTTTAACCTCACTTGAGGGTTACTTGACCATCACTTGCGGGTCAAATGGAAGTCTGAGAATGTCTGAGAATATAGAGGCAAGGAGGTAATCATGGTACGCAAAGCAAGAAACGGCA